GGGGTGCCTTGGTTTACAATCACTTGATTAGGACTCAGAAACTAGAGAAGAAGTATCAAACCATTCAAGATGGTGACAAGATTAAATTTCTTTATCTGAAAGAACCTAATCATGTGAGAGAAAATACCGTGGCGATGAATGGTCTTATGCCGAAAGAGTTTGACTTGCATCGTTACATTGATTATGAAACAATGTTTGAGAAAGCATTTATTGACCCATTGACTACTATAGTCACCAGTTTGGATTGGAAGACTAGACCAGTAGCAACATTGGAGTCGTTATTTTAGGAGTGAATATGAGCACATTAGATAAATTAAAAAAGAACTCAACGATAAAACAAACTGAAGTTTTATCCAAGAGTAAATTTCTGAACAACAAAGATGTGGTTCAGACAACTGTACCCGCCTTGAATGTGGCATTGAGTGGTAAGTTGGATGGTGGATTGAGTACAGGTCTAACAGTTTTTGCTGGCCCATCCAAACATTTCAAGACTGCTTTTGCCATGTTATTGTCAAAATCTTATTTGGATAAATATGATGATGGAGTGGTGTTATTTTATGACTCAGAGTTCGGCGCTCCTCAAGGATATTTCGACAGTTTCGGCATAGATACAGATAGGGTTGTTCACACGCCTGTCACAGACATAGAACAACTCAAACACGATGTGATGTCCCAACTCCAAGGTATCGAAAGAGGTGACCGAGTAATTATTATTGTGGACTCAGTAGGTAACCTTGCCTCGCGTAAAGAAGTTGAAGATGCGATAGATGGTAAGTCAGTTGCCGATATGACTCGTGCAAAACAAATGAAATCCCTGTTTCGTATGGTGACTCCTCACCTAACAATCAAAGATATTCCAGCGGTGGTTGTAAACCACACATACAAAGAAATCGGCTTGTTCCCCAAAGATATAGTTTCTGGGGGTACTGGTGTATATTATAGTGCTGATAATATCTTTATTATTGGAAGACAACAAGAAAAACAAGGGAAGGATGTTGTAGGATACAACTTTATTATCAATGTTGAGAAGTCAAGATTTGTTCGGGAGAAGTCGCGTATACCCATTGAAGTTACATGGGAAGGTGGCATTAGCAAGTGGTCTGGTCTCCTTGATATGGCTCTTGAGTCTGGTCATGTTGTCAAACCATCAAACGGATGGTATGCGAAATCTGATGACCCAGATGCGCCGAAATTCAGAATTAAAGATACATACACAAAAGACTTCTGGATACCTATCCTTAGCGACAAAACTTTCATCCAGTGGATTGAGGACAGATACCTAATGTCTGCTGACGCTATCATGCAGTCAGAAGTAAGCGAAGAGGATATACAGGATGCCTACTCCGAAGTGTGATAGGTGTGGGACTGGCATTGACTTAGAAATTGATGCTGGAATATGTTTTAGACACGATGACGGAGAAGCATATCTCTGTGAGAAGTGTGTTGAAGAAGTGAAGACGGATTTTTATAATGAGATTAGAACAAACAATACTATCGAATCTGATACATAACGAAGAGTATGTCAGACAATCAATTGCACATTTAAAGGCATCTTATTTTTTGGATGCTGAATACCGAGAAGTATTCAAGTGTGTTCGTGATTATGTAACTGCATATAATTCTCCACCACAGACAAGTGCAATCAAGATTGCCTTACAAGACAACAAAAAAATTACAGAAGACCTCTACTTAAAATGTGAGGAACTTATTAATAGTTGTAAGGTAGTTGATGTTGATAACAGGTGGTTGATTGACCAGACAGAAAAGTTCTGCAAAGACAAGGCAGTTTACAATGCTATCATGCAATCTATTCAGATTATCGATGGGCAAGACAAAACACATTCAGTAGATGCTCTGCCTTCTATATTATCTGATGCTCTTAGTGTTGGGTTTGACAATAACATTGGTCACGATTATGTGGGTGATGCTGAACAACGATTTGATTTCTATCATAGACACGAAGAGAAGTTGCCATTTGACCTAGATTATTTCAACAAGATTACTGAAGGTGGATTGATAAACAAGACACTGAATATCGCTCTTGCTGGTACAGGTGTTGGTAAATCTCTTTTCATGTGTCATGTGGGTGCATCCATGATTGCTCAAGGTAAGAATGTTTTGTATATCACATTGGAAATGGCAGAAGAAAGAATCGCTGAAAGAATCGATGCGAACATGATGGATGTTTCCATGCAAGATTTGAGAGACTTATCCAAGTCCATGTACACAGACCGTATTCAGAAAATCAAAAACAAAGTTGACGGTAGATTGATTGTCAAAGAATATCCAACTGCTACTGCTCATGCTGGTCACTTCAGAGCTCTTCTTGAAGAACTAAAACTAAAACAAAATTTCGCACCAGATATTATCTTTATTGATTACCTAAACATTTGTGTCAGTCAAAGATTAAGAAACAATGCTGGTGCAAACTCATACACTATTGTCAAGGCAATTGCAGAAGAATTGAGAGGTTTGGCAGTTGAATATGATGTTCCTATTGTATCTGCAACACAAACCACGCGAGGTGGATTCAACAATAGTGATGTTGATTTGACAGATACTTCAGAAAGTTTTGGTTTGCCTGCAACTGCTGATTTGATGTTTGCTCTTATAAGTACAGAGGAATTAGAACAACAAGGTCACATGATGGTCAAACAATTGAAGAACAGGTACAGTGACCCCACAAGAAACAAACGATTTATGATTGGTGTTGACAGAGCAAAAATGAGACTTTATGATTTAGATGATGCTCAACAAAATTTGGTAGACTCTGGACAGGAAGATGTACAACCAGTGTTCGACAAAGGTGCATTTGGAAGTAGAATGAACTTGTCGGATATAAAAGTATAAATAGGCCTATGATTAGTAAAGTATTATTTGGTGTCATTTTAGCTGGTGGGCTTGTCGGGTACTTGTATTACACAAATACTCAGGCAGAACTCATTGAGCTTCGTGAATATAATATGGCGATGGAATTACAAGTCGCCACACAAAATGAAACCATTGATAAGATGTCTAAACAATACGAAACACAAGCAAAAGCGCTTGGTGAGTTGACTTCTAAGAATGCTGAGATTGAAGCGGAAATGTCAAGATACCTTGATATTTTTCGTAGACATGACCTTAGTAAACTTGCAGCTGCTAAACCAGGCCTAATTGAACCAAGGGTGAATAATGCAACAAAAGAAGTATTTGACAGCCTCGAAACTGATTCCAGTTTTGAGTTTGATGCTGATAATTAGTGGTTGTTCTTTAATACCAAAACAACCGCGTGAGGTAGAAATCAAAACCGTAGAGGTGCGTATACCTATACAGCATCCTGTGTATCCTAGACCCATCGATATGAAAGAACCCAAGTGGTATGTCGTATCCGATAAAAATTTAGACGAATTTCTTACTAAGATAGAAAAGGAATCTGGAAAGATGGTCTTTATGGCCATGTCTGTTCCAGACTATGAGCTCATGGCGTATAATCTGCAAGAGATTAAACGATTCGTGAAAGAAACTAAAGAAGTGATTGTGTATTACAGAACTGTTATGTCAGATGATGAAGAACCATTAGGAGAAGAATCAAATGGCAAAGGAAACGATTGACACAGGAACTAATAAAGTAGATGTTGATTTAGATAGATACACCGACTTAATTTTGAAACTTGACGAAGCGCAAGACAAGATTAGGGAGATGGAGAAAATCACAAAAGAGTTAAAGATTACAACCAAGGCTGCACAACCAAGCACAAAATTTTCATTTGGTGCTTTGTTTAGGGACGAAAACGATATCAACGAGAAATCTATCATAGGATTTGCATCATTTATCATGATGCTCGCGTTTGGTATTGTTGACCTAGTAACAGGGTTTTGGGGTCAAGATATAACAATATCCGATACAATCTACACTTCATTTGTGGTAGTAACTCTGGGTGCTTTTGGAATTGCTGAGGCAGGGAAGGCATTCAGTAAACAATAACTTGACATAAGGAGAAAATAGAAGTGAAAAAAGCGATAGTTTTCGCAACACTTTTTTTACTAACTACTGGATGTACAACATCTGGACAAAAAATTAAATCAATGAAACAATACTCTAATCCAGATGAGATGGTATATTGCGAAACTTTTGGCGGAAAGAAGTATTGTACTGTTATGAGTGAAGGGCAGATTAACGAAAAGTTAAATGCCCTTTTAAGTTCGCCGAGGATGAGGTTTTAGGTGACTCGTTTTTCTCCAAATCAATGGTTTGAACTTCCTCTTTCTATATCCGAGGACTTGAAAGAAGAACTACTGAACTGGGATATAGAGAACGCGAAAAACTATTTTATCCATGAACCAGAAGAAAACCATAGATTAGAGTTTTTGGAAATTCCTTTAACTAGGGTCAAAGAAGTGGCAGATAAATTTATGATTACTCCCACTAGAGCAACACTGGTTGCAATAGAACCCAATAGTGGTATTCCATTCCATACGGATGGTCAAACACACGATTATTGGAGACCAACCATAGCTTGTTTTCCACTATTTCCAAACTCTAAAACCTATGAATGTACTGAGTACAGGGATGGATTTGTGCCATATTGTGACTCTTATATCTTTAACACGCAAGAAGAACACAGGGCAGCAGCTGGTGATTGTAGGAGAATAAACCTACAATTATGGTTCGACCAACTCTTTGGAGAGGTAAAAACTTTATTCGACAGCGGTAAGTTGTTGATTTAAAACGATATTTAATTTCACTTTTTTTCGCTTTGGCCCTTGACTTTTGGGTCAAAATATGGGATCATGATCATATAAATTAGAGAAGTGAGAGAAAATATGCAAAAACAAATCGAAAACCTACTAACCTTAATCAACGAAGACTACGCGAGGTGGACTACTCGTTCTTGGGAAGCCAATGACTTTGGTGGAGAAGAAAGGCGAGATGCTCGCATTGCTGAGTTCGCTGATAAACTGGTTGTCAAAGAAGGTCAGAAATACATCAAGATTATTTCAGACAATTCAGTCTGGGGATTCATTGTCAAGGGTGACAATGATAAGTTATTTCAAAAGGGTGATGTTTTAAAACCCGCTGGTTGGGCTGCCCCCGCTAGGAACAAACCTAGAGGCAATGTCTTTGAGATGTTGGAAGGTAAGGGAACTGGTTGGGTAAGATGGACTGGCCCTCAGTACTTACGATAGGAGAATGAGAATGATTGGTGATATAATTGCTGAAAAAGCTTATCTCAAAACCCAGATAAATAAATGGGAAGAAATTGTAGACAACATTGATTCTGCTGTTCGCAAGGTGAACGAAGAAACAAAAGTTATCAAGTACAATGATGTTCCTAGTAACATTTACATTACGGTTGAAGGGATTGCTGATGATTTGGGACTAAAGTTAAGTGCCGAAAAAAGTCAAGAACTGAAAAAAGAACTTGAATGGAAAATCAACGAAGTCCGTGAGGCGGTTAGCACTCTGGAATCTGCCATGTACAATTTGGTAGAACCATTTGAAGACATGAAAAGTGATGCTGAAAACAAGAAAGATGATTTTGAGTATGAACTTGATGACTTGGAGTGGGAAGAGGAAAAACTTCAAAACGCTTCATAGTTTTAAGGCGAATACAGGATGCCTGCTAAAGTCTGTATAGGTTGATGACCGAACATCCAAGGGGGGAATGAAAACGCCCCCCAACTTTTATTAATTGGAGAAATTATGAATCAGAATGATATAGTATCGGTGATTACACCAGCTGGTGAGTTTATAGGTAAACTTGCTTTTGAAACAGACACGCGATTGAAATTAAATGACCCACGCATGTTGATTACAACAAATGAAGGCATGGGGTTTGCTCGGGGAGTTTGCCTTACTGGTGTTGAGAATCCCGATGAGATGACATTTTACTCTGGTGGGATTGTTTTTGTTTCCCCAACCAATGAAGATGTGCAAAAATCTTATCGTAAATTCACAAGTGGAATCATAACATGACCGAAAAATTACAAAAGATTGCTGATGAAATTTCAAAGTGGGATGATAAACATGAACCTCTCGCTCAAGATATTTTAGATGCGTACAAATTTATATATAGATTACTAGACCCAGAAGGATTTGGGTTTGCTGTATCCGCTGAGGTTAGGGATGCTGCTCGAGTAGTCGTAGGACTAGAACCAGTGGAACAAAACCTATACAAAGCGAAAGATGAGTGACGAAACTAAGCAATTAGAATTAGACCTAAAAATACCTAAGTCAGATGAGGGAGAAGAGATGACCCCGAAATTCACTCCAGAAGAGATAGAAAATTCCAAAAGGATTTTTAAATCTGCTACACCAAAGTATGACCTTAGTTGGTATGTTAAGTGGGCATCTTCAATTCTTATTCTGATTGCTCTTACTATAAGAGCTGCTGATTATCCACGCATATACGATATGTGGTTTGGATTTGTTGGTATGATTGGTTGGACTTATGTTGGAATTCTATGGAAAGATAGGGCGATAATCATCATGAACATTATCAGTACAATCCTTCTGGCTATTGGTCTCTTAACACATTATAGAGGATTATTCTAATGCCAATTTACGAAATTGAGAACACCGAAACAGGTGAAGTCTTTGAAGTCATGATGAGGATTGATGACAAAGAAAAAATGATGAAGAAAAATCCACACTTTCGACAAGTACCATCCGCACCAGCTTTAAACTTTGGTGGTGTTGGAGATAGGGTAAAACCCGATGGTGGATTTAAAGATGTTCTGTCCAGAATCGCAGATTCAAATCCAACATCAGCTCTTGCAGATGATTATGGAAAGAAAGATAAAAAATCAGTCGCTGTCCGTGACAGTATGAAACGAGTCAAAAAGAAATTAGGTTCTATCACAGACGGTTCATAATATTATGAAGATAATGACATTGTGGGGTGAAGAAGAAGTTCATAACACAAGAATGTGTATACACTGTAAACAGGTAAAACACGAAGACGAATTTGGTATAAGGTCATATACGAAAAATGGAGTTAAATCAGAAAGAAGAAATGATTGCAATTCCTGTCGTAAAAAAGAAACTAAAATAAGAAATCAATTAAAGAAACAATATCCTAGACCTACTAATAAGGACTATAAATGTCCTAGATGTAATAGAAGTCAACAAGACTTTATTGATGAGGGTAGATTTGTTCATACCAAGAAGAAGTCTATATTTGTTTTAGACCATGACCATGAAACAGGACAATTCAGAGGATGGATATGTGACTACTGTAATACTATATGTGCAAGAGCATACGATGACCCCAGTATATTAGAGGCAAATGCAAGGGCATTAAGAGAATTCAAATTGTGAATATTACCACTTTTTATTATTGACTTTTGATTCAAATTAGTGTTAAATATATAGGTGTCAAATAAGTGACACAACTCATAACTCGACAAGAGGACTATGTTATGAAATGGCTCAAAATGATTACTGCAATCTTTTTGATTTCAGTAGTAAATGTGGGGTGCGCTTCAGCCTCTGGTGGTAATTACTATGAAGCCGTGCAAAGGGCAGCAGAGGCGAAAGCTAAAGTGTCTGAAGCACGATATCGAGCTCTCGCTCAAGTCGCATCTAGTGGTGATGGTCAGGCTGCATCTGCAGCTGTTATGGCAATCGCACTATCGAATGAAGACACAATCGTTCCACAGTATGTCGAATCTTCTGCTCTGAAATGGGCGCAAGTATTGACACCAACTATCGGAACACTGGGGTTGGGTATCGTTCAAGCAAATGTTGCTAAGAACGCCGCTAACAAGGCTGCCGAAGTTCAAATGGCTTCTATGCAGGCAAACGCGGATATCCAATTAGGTCAACAAACCATGATTAGTAACATGGGTGGACAGTGGGCAGAGGTTGCAGCTGCTGGCGGACAGGCAACAGTTGATGTTGCTCTCGCTGGATTTGGCGCACTCAATACCGCTGGTGACCAAACTGTTACACTCGGTCTCGCTGGGTTAGATACTGCTGACAGTATCGCAACCACTGGTTTCACCACTGCTGGTGACATTGCTACAGTTGGTATGAACAACCTCAACGATATGGGTCAGTTTGGTATTACCACTGTTGGCGCAGTCGGAATGTACGGTATCGATGCAGCTGAAACTTTAGGTATTCAAGGTATGTTGGGTATTCATGAAACCAATGAAGATTGGTTAACTTATACCACTAGTAGTGATACTAACTTTGCTCAGATTCTTGCAGATTTTAACGCAACAATCTTGCAATTTGGAACTGATTTGGGAACCCCTATCACATGTAACAATGACGGAAATGGAGTATTCAACTGTCAATAGTTACATAAAAGTTGTATAAATAGAGGGGACATTGAGTCCCCTTTTTTTTAATTATGAGGTAAATTATGGCAGATATAAAGAAAATTCTTGACGGTGAGGAATTCGTAGTTCAACCCCCCGAAGAATTAAAACTAGAAGAACAAACAGTCAATCCAAAATTAATGGGTGACGATGAACTATATGATGAAGACTTAGATGCTGAAACTGTCAAGGCACTATCACATGCTTTAGAACTTGACTATATTGAGAAGTGGAAA